CACGAATTACAAGAAAAAGGTGTGTTAAGTAATTGTCACGTTAATGTTATACAAACAGCCGAATGGAAAGAATTTAGTAGTTACCCGGAAGAATTAAAATATCTTGTCACTGACCCTGTACGAATGACCTATATTTCTAGTATAATTAATAAAATATCTAAAAGTGGAAACACATTAGTACTGGTAGATAGAATTGAATCAGGTAAATTTTTAACAGACCACTTAGAAGATGCTGTATTCATTTCAGGAGCAGTAAAAACCAAAGATCGTAAAGAAGAATATGACGAAATTAAAACAAGTGACAATAAGATTATTGTGGCAACTTATGGTGTGGCCGCTGTGGGTATTAATATTCCTCGGATTTTCAATCTGGTGCTTCTGGAACCCGGAAAGAGCTTTGTCCGCGTTATCCAATCTATTGGACGGGGTATTAGGAAGGCAGACGACAAAGACCATGTAGAGATTTGGGACTTGACAGCCGCGACAAAATATGCTAAAAAGCATTTAACAGAAAGGAAAAAATTTTATAGAGAAGCACAGTATCCGTTTTCTATAGAAAAAACAAAATACCAATAATGCAAATATTAACATTAGAAAACAAGACATTTTATCTAAATGATTTACCGGAAGAAATAGAAGATGATATGAGATTTGCTGTGCTAGATAATAGTGACAGCTCGAATCCAGATTATTTTTTTATTCCTCTGATCTTTTTAGAATCATTCACAGGACCAGCAGTGGTTCTCAAAATTGGTAAAAATGAAATTACCATGCCCTTAGACTGGTGTTGTATTGTCGGCGACCCGGAAGGTCCAGAAATGGAAGTCTTACCTATAACAAGCCTTAATGACAGGGGATTCAAAACATTTTGTTTTAATCCTTTAGGTAGTTTTAGACCAGAATTTCATGAGATTGATATAGTGAATGTGTACCAAGATGTGAAATGGTATTTTCCAAAAATGCGACCAGGCCAGTTATTATGCACTCCGCTACATTCTGGAGAAAATCCTCTGTGTGCTTACTTTGTTAAAGAAGTTAGTCGACAAAGTGAACTAGTAGACTATACAAAGTGTTGGTAAAATGAGTTGGTATCCAAGCAAAGGAAGTTTAAAACCGGGTGCAACCTACATCCATGAACGTGTAGATAATGTAGTCTATGCCAGAGAGGTTGGTGCTGATCCTAGCACTAGACAAGTGATAGGTTGGGACTATGATAAGGATAATCTAAACTTTGATCCTAGAACAAACGATGGCCGTCCATTTATTGATCAGTTAAGAGAAGACAAGTTATGGGCAAACATCCGCAGGGAAGCAAAGACAAATCCTACTTTACAGGCGGCCATGGAACGTATTAAAATATTATATTATCTAAGCAAAAAAGATGACAGTAAAACTTGATATAAAACGTGAACTAAATGCTGTAGATAGAAAACAATACAATTTCTACGAAAATCTCACGGACGAAGAAAAAAAAGCGTTTGCCCCTTTTATTTTAATGAGATATTCAGCTAGTGTCCAAGGGGATAGAGATACACAAGAATGGTTTTTAGAAATGACTAACGAGCTAGTTAATAAACATCATTGGACCTTAAGCAAAAATCATAAAGAGCTTCTATGGAAATTATTTGCAGGAATTGGTACAGGAGCCAGCGCATATCATCCATATCTTGCCGCAGGAAAAAAAGAAAAAGCTCACAAGATTGAAAAACTTTTAGCAGAATTAAATCCAGCTATGAAATTAGATGAAGTTAAATTACTTGCCAGTCTAATGGATAAAAAAGATATAGAAGAACTATTTGATAGCATGGGTTTTGATAAGTCTCAAAGAAAGGCATACGAATAATGTATAAAACAATTTACACAGAAGTTGAAGTTGATGTTGATCTAGCAGATTTTGACACTGACGATCTAGTTGAAGAACTAGAAAGCCGTGGTGCCGGTACTACTGACTACGGTGATGGCAGAGAATTGCTTACAGCAATTTGGCTCAAACGTAGACAAGGTCAGGATTATCAAACAGAGTTGAGTCAATTAATTTATAACGGAATAGGTAAAATAATTTAATGATTCAATTAATAGCACAACCATTTAATTGTGTTCATTGTAATAAAGGGTTTATGAAGGAGAAAACCCTTTATGCTCATATGTGCGAAAATAAAAGAAGGGCCATGCAAAAAGATGAAAAAAGAGTTCAAGCTGGATACATGGCATGGAATAGATTTTTTAGGCTTACACAAAACGCTAAGAAGGATAAGACTTATGACGATTTTTGCCGAAGTCCTTATTATAATGCTTTTGTTAAGTTTGGTAGTTTCCTTAATAATGTAATGCCGTTGTACCCAGAAAAGTTTATAGATTTTGTCATTAAGAGCGGCGTTAAATTAGATCATTGGTGTAGAGATGAATTATATGAAACATATCTTTATGAAATGCTTAAACTTGAACCAGTTGAGTCGGCTGTACAAAGAACCATAACAACAATGATGGAATGGGGAGATCATAGTCAAGCCCAATTCAACCATTATTTTGACTACGTGAATCTTAATAGAGCAGTACACGATATAAAAAATGGCAAGATCAGTGCTTGGGTTATACTGAATTGTTCTAGTGGAAAAAAGTTGATTTCAAATATGAGCGATGAACAATTAGAAATGATCAGCCCTGCATTTGATATACAATTTTGGATTAAAAAATTTAAACAAAATCCTGCAGACACTGTTTTGGTATTAGAAATACTAAAAGAAGTAGATATAAAATGATATGCATTACCCTTGTTGGTCGTGATCCTACAGAAATTATAGAAATTGTAAGAGAACTTAGACAACAAGGAATGGTTCAAGGAAAAGATTTTGATTTTGCATACTATCAGTCTAAATGGGATGATATGATAGGAGAAATTCCCAGAAATGTTGAATTTAAATTCTATGTTGAAAAATACGCTACATTATTTTCATTAAAGTATGGATCATAGCATGACCATAGAAGAACAAATACTAGAACAAGCCGGAAATGAGTTAGCTCGAGAGATCGATCGAGAAATACTTTGGGGTATGTTACAAGGTATCGGATGGCGTCGTTATATGCTAGATAAATTGCAAGACAACAATCATGCAATAGATATTACCTGCTGGTTAAAAACCAACTGTCAAGGTTCTTATTATCGTAATGGCAGGGATTTCTTGTTTGAATCTGAGAAAGATGCTACAATGTTTATATTGAGATGGATGTGATAACATTAGATCACGATTATCATGTTGTCGAACTGAACCATTACGGCATGACTACAGAAATGCATAATTGGTTACAGACACGATTTGGTATAGGGGATGGAGAGCGTTGGTTCTATCGGCATCCTAAAGTTTTTTTCTTTGACAGAAAAGATCATCTAATGTTTCTAATAAGGTGGGCACATGAATAATATAAAAGAGTTTTGTGAATATCATAGAATTCGCATAGTTGACACAAACAAACGGTCACATGTACGTTATAAAGTTAACATGCAATATTTTAAAGATCCGTTAGATTATAATAAATTGTATGAAGATGGTATAATGAAAACTGAACCACTGTATACTGTAGAAATTACCGAGAGCGAATTGCAGAGAATTGCAGAATTTGAATCTCAGGTGTTTAATAATATGAAACAAAATGGTCATTACAATCTTTTTGAACATTTAATGGAACAAAAAGAACAAGAAAAAGTACTTAAAGAAAAATATCCGGCTGTAAAAAAAGCATACGAAAACTATAGTCTTATGTTAAAATTAGCACAAAGTGGAGAATTGTAATGCCTGATATCGATATTGACTTTGCTGATAGAGCAAGAGTACTTGAAATAATTAACCACGTACCGGCATCTATAAAAGACAACAATGGTATTTTTAAAAAGCACAATTCTGGAGTATATTGTCATTCTATTCCGTGCAACCCAATTACCGGTTTAAGTAGCATAGACTATAAAGAAGCAGAAGAAAGAGGATATTTTAAAATAGATTTTCTAAATGTATCTATCTATTCAGGTATAAAAGATGAAGACCATCTAGCACAATTAATGGAGGTAGAACCACTATGGGACCTATTGGAACAGGACGAATTCACGAATCTACTCTTTCACGTGAATGGGCACGGGAACGTATTGAGGCAAATGAAACCGAAAAGTATCGAAGAGCTCGCGGCTGTACTGGCAGTCATAAGACCAGCAAAAAGATATTTGATCGGGAAAGAATGGAAGGAAGTATTCGAAGAAGTTTGGAAGAAGCCGACGACTGAAGAATACTACTTTAAGAAAAGCCATGCAACTGCATATTCAATGGCTATTGTTGTTCAAATGAATTTAATCTGTGAACAAATTAGCTACGGGTTTTCTTAATACTTTTAACCAGCTGAATACTTTTTCGTTTAATTCTTTTTTCAGCAATATCACCAAGATTTACAGTTGGGCCAAATACAACCTCTACGTCTTTTCGATTGAAGGTTTTAATACATGGCTTGAATATTATCATTTCAGCCTTTAAAAAAATATTAATAGGTATTTTCCTATTGCTTTCCCACCACCAACTTTCGCCTAAATCTAAAAAGTATTTTCGATCATCTTCGTTTTTAATTGCCCCTAAATCATAGATGCTGGTCACGTAATCGTCGAAATTAATCACAATACCTACGTATTCAATATCATTGGATTTAATACAAGTTATAAAAGGAAAGTTAGTAAGAAAACTGTTTTTTGTTGCCATCGTTAAAAATAAATATACATTATGCAAAAATGCCCAATCTATTTATACTCCAATTTATTCACGGTAATATTGGATCTGGATCAAAATACAAGGACCTACAATATCATGTACCAACGCGACCTAAAACTACAAAAAGGATTGCAAAATAAAATACAATTCCAATTTAAAAATAGTGATCAAAAATTGTTACCCGTTGCGGGGAGTACCTTTGTATTCAGCATGTTTGACGCCACAAATCAGAGACAACTAGTAGAAAAAGCAATAGAATTAATTGACGACGGGGTAACAACCAGTACAAGGGGTTTGGGTTTATTAACATTAAATGAAAGTGATACATTAGATTTAGACACAGGATTTTATAAATTTAGCGTTAAAAAATTAAATGATATAGGCACATACGATTTGGCGTATTCTAACACCTACTATGGAATCAGTGGGACTTTAGAATTATTAGAAGATGTGAGCCCTGTACTACAACCCAGCACAGAAGTAACTTCATTTCAGATGCAATATAATTATGATCTCGAAGCACAGAGATATGAATATTACAGTGGTAATCTAAAAGCTCATCCAGAGTATAATTCTAATACGGCCTTACATACTATGGCTTTTTACATGTCAAAATATAAAGGCCAAGTTATTGTAGAAGGTACCTTAGAAAACAGTCCGGATAGTTTTAGCAATTATGCAACGCTATCTACCAAAAATTACACAGGATATTCTGGTGTAGATTATGTAAATTTTAATGGTGTATTTTCAAATGTAAGAATTAGGTATATTCCTACAAAAAATCCGGTAACACAACAAAACAATGACACTTCTTATGCCGGAACAATTGACAAAATTTTATATAGAAGTTAAACTATATGTATGAGTCTCATACAAAGTGCCCTTCTAGCAGTCTTGCCTTCATACCGCAAGAAAACGCCTAGCGGTTGGGATAGCTTTAATGCACCATGTTGTCATCATAGGGGTGACAGACGAGATGATCGCAAGCGTGGCGGTATAATGTTTCCAAACGACGGGTTTATCTTCCATTGTTTTAATTGTGGATTTAAAGCAGGGTGGAGTCCAGGAAAATTACTAAGCAAAAATTCTAAAAATTTATTTTTATGGCTAGGCATTCCGGAATCAGAGGTACAAAAACTATCTCTATCGGCTCTTAAAGCTCAAGAAAATCAACCAAAAGTTAAAAAAGAATTTAATTTCGAACTTAAGGAAATTGAACTACCAAAAGACTGCAAAAAATTTACAGAGATAGATTTGCCAGATGAAGAATTTATTAAAGTCGTTGAGTATGTGCTAAGCCGTAAAATGGAATTATCGTGGTATGACTGGATGTGGAGTCCTGAGCCTGGATACAGAGATCGTGTGATTATACCTTATTATCATGAAAGCAAAATTGTAGGTTTCACAGGACGAAAGATTACAGATGGTAAACCAAAGTATCTATCTCATAGTCAACCCGGTTATGTCTTTAACTTAACAGATCAACCAACAGATAGAAAATATGTAATAGTAACAGAGGGTCAGTTTGATGCTATTGCTATAGACGGGTGTGCTATAGGACATAACGAGCCAAATGAAGCACAGGTGATTCGATTGAATACATTAGGTCGAGAAGTTATCGTAGTACCTGACAGAGACCGCCCGGGTGCTAAAATGTTAAAAGCGGCATTAGATAACGGATGGTCAGCCAGTATGCCCCCATGGGGCGATGGAATTAAGGACGTAGCAGATGCGGTTAAGAAATATGGAAGACTGTATACCTTAGCCACAATACTACACTATAAAGAAAGTAATCAGATAAAAATACAACTACTAAAAAAGAAATTAGAAACAAATGGATAAACCAAATTATAACTACGATGTTCAAAAATTATATTTAGAAATGTTTTTAAGCGATGCTGAAACATTTACTAGATGTCAAAATATATTCGATCCAGAAAACTTTGATCAGCGTTTGCAAAAAACAGCAGAATTTATAAACAAGTATGCGGACGAATATAAAGTTATTCCAGATACTGTTATTGTTAATGCAAGCTGTAGTACAGATTTGCAAACTGTTAATTTGCCCAAAGAAAATTATGAATGGCTGATGACAGAGTTTGAAAATTTTAGCAGGCATAAAGGTCTTGAAAGAGCAATTTTAAAATCAGCAGATATGTTGGAAAAAGGAGAATACACTCCCGTTGAAAAACTAATCAAGGACGCTATTCAAATTAGTTTAAACAAAGACATGGGAACTGACTACTTTGAAGACCCAAGGACTCGATTGACCAAACTAAAGGACGGAAATGGTCAAGTTAGCACGGGTTGGCCTACTATTGACAAGAAACTATACGGTGGATTTAACAGGGGTGAATTGAACATCTTCTGTGCTGGATCGGGCGGTGGCAAATCTTTATTCTTGGCAAATCTAGGAGTAAATTGGGCGCAGGCGGGACTTAACGTATTATACCTAACTTTTGAATTAAGTGAAGGTTTAGTAGCTATGCGTTTGGACAGTATGATGACAGGTGTAACAACAAGAGAGATCTTTAAAAATATCGACGATGTTGAATTAAAGGTTAAAATGTTAGGAAAACGTTCAGGAAGCATACAGATCAAGTATATGCCCAGTGGGAAAAATTGTAACGATATTCGGGCCTATTTGAAGGAATATCAGGTCAAAAAAGGCCTAAAACCAGACGTAATTTTAATAGATTACCTGGATTTGATGATGCCTTTATCTGTGAAGGTATCGCCCAGCGATTTGTTTGTAAAAGACAAATATGTGTCAGAAGAGATTCGAAATCTAGCGATGGAAACCCAATGTGTGACAGTTACGGCTAGCCAATTAAATCGTAGCGCAGTTGAAGAAATAGAATTTGATCACAGCCATATTAGCGGAGGATTATCCAAGATTATGACAGCAGATAACGTGATTGGTATTTTTACCAGTAGGGCTATGAAAGAGCGAGGCCGTTACCAAATACAGTTTATGAAAACACGTTCTTCATCCGGAGTAGGACAAAAAGTAGATTTGGAATTTAATGTGGAAACATTGAGAATTACTGATCTAGGTGAGGATGGCGATAGCGGTCATCAGAGCACACAGAACAGATCATCTAATGGTGCCGGTAGCAGTATCTATGCTGGTCTCAAGAAAACCAGTACAGTCAGTAATACATCTGTGGATTCAGAAACAGGTGAAATTACTGATCCAACACAGGGTGTTAATATAGGTAAAATTCGAGGTGAAGCAAACACAGCCAAGATACGTGCCATGTTAGCAGGACTTAATTCTGAGAAAGATTAAAACCACTCTTTAGTAGTTTCTTTGGCAGCATCTAAGATGGCATTTTGCCACTGAAAGTTTTCGTGAAAATCAAACACATTACTCACGGTCGCAGGTGCATGTAGCCAACGATGTTCGGGCAGCCATGGTGGCAATCCTCTCATTTCGCCTTCTAGTTGACCTTCGCCCCAACGACAGATACCCACACAGGCTCTAAAATATTCAGGGCCTTGGTGGCCTGCAATCGCAGCCAGCACTGATAAATCGCTGGTTACTCCTATATCTTTGGTTACCGCTACTGTGCTGGGGCCTGCCCAATCTAAACTATGCACAACATTTATTCGATTGGTTTCTAAAGGACCTCCTACATACAAGGGGTGATCTCCTATGTTGTCATATTCTATACCTGCTTGTCTCATGGCCACCGATAGTCCCGCTTCTACGTTATTAAACACACGATTTATAATAACACCCCAAGCGCCGTTATGTGCGTGTACAGCAACCAGTATAGCAGTTTTACTGAAAAAATTGTTAATACATTTAGGCTGTGCTACTATTAATTGGCCAGTATAATTCTCTATAGTCATAGCTGTATTTAACTGATAAATACCCTGTTATGCCAAACTTAGAACCCGGTGTAGAAATACACCAAGATTTAAACCCTCTCATATGGAACGACTACACGCTTAGGTCGGAAGTTCGAAACGGACTATTAGAAATTGCTCGAGAATTTTTTAAATTTTTAACTGTGCCTGTGGAAGTTAAAGATATCATAATCACAGGCAGTCAATGCTCATATACCTATACCGAACACAGTGATCTAGATCTACACATAATAGTACCCTATGAAAATGTTGCTTGTGATCAGCCTGTAGAAGAGCTATTTGATACCAAACGCAAGCTATGGAAACTAAGGCACACCATAACCATCCACGGTATACCCGTGGAATGCTATGCAGAAGATCATGCACGACCGGTAAAAGGCAGCACCTACAGTCTGCTGAAAGATACCTGGGTCTCAAAACCCACACATCCCCAGGGCGATATAGATCAAGACATAGATCGCGTGTGTCTTGCCTGGATCACACTGATCAGCCATGCCATACAAGAAAGAGATCTTGATGGACTAAAACAGATCAAGGATCTACTGTCAAAGTATCGCAAACAGGGTCTAAGCAGATCCGGAGAACTAGGCAGAGCCAATGTGGTATTTAAAACTCTGCGCAACTCGGGTGTTATTGCACAGCTAATGCAGGCCCTGCTGGAATTAGAAGACAGAAAACTCAGTGTAAAATAGTTGCTTTTTTGATCTTAGTAGTTTATAATAGAGTTATGACAAAAATATACTTAGACATGGATGATGTGGTAGCTGATTGGCATGGGGCCGCACAAGATTTCCTCAAACTACGCTGGACCAAAGATCAGGAGCGCATCCCACAAGAAGACTGGGATCGTATTAAACAAGACAGCCATTTTTATCTGAATCTTCCTTTACGACAGGGTGCCAACGAATTGGTGCAGTACTGTCAACAGGCAGTAGCTCAGGGACAAGTGCAGGGCCTGTACTTTTTAACCGCTTTGCCGCATGACTACAGCATGCCTTACGCGGCACAGGACAAGGTCTGGTGGGCTCATAGACATTTTCCCGGCACGCCTGTTTTCTTTGGTCCCTTCAGCCACGACAAATGGCGCCATTGCAGACCCGGTGATATCCTGATAGATGATCGACATTCTAATTGCAGTCAGTGGGCTGAAGCGGGAGGCCTTAGTCATGTCTATCGAGAATGGCGTGACTGCAGAGACTGGTTAGATCGCCAGCTCTAAGGAGCCCAGTGTGGTACAAACGGCTGACTTTGGTCAGCTTCTCTGAGGTTTATTTCCTGCGCAAAACTGGCCTGTAGTTCCATGCTGACCTTGGTCACATAGGGCCATATCCAGCTCCACATTAAGGGCCAGTCAATATCATCATAGACAACAAAGCGATCCTCTGATAGGAGACCTGTTTCAAACTTTATGTCAAATATGCGGCTTCTAATTTCTTCGCTGGCCTGTCTGCGTACTTCTAAATTCACGGTGACAGATACCACCACCCGTTGAAATACCACTCCCAGATCGTTAGCAACGCCATCTGCCAGCTGAACATGCACGATCCTAACGGTAGGAGTAGCAAATGCATGGGGCGCCAAGCTGACCAAGGGCACATCGCCGGTGGTAGAATTAGGAAACAGTGTAGGGTCTAAGGTTATAGGCATGGGATATATCTCGATCTAATGATATTTATCTGGCAAACTTCAAGAGAAATAGAGTACAGGATCTTTCCAGAGTAAAGCAGACTCCGCAGAGACTGCTGTCTTCCAGATCTCGCATGTTCCAACTCCAGTGTACCCAATGGTAGCCTATAGACCTGGTCAGCCAGGTCTCCACAGCGTCTACACTGGCAACCCAGTCCAGCTGTCCGTTGAGTTCAACCAAGGGCCAAGGCGCCACAGCACGATATGGCAGTTCCGGAAAACGATCATAGAGCATGAGCATGACATCAGTATTTAAGCAGACTCCGGTTTAGGCTAAAGAGGGCCCAACCCCGAAGGGGCAGCGCAGAAAATTTTTCTGAACCATTAAGTACAGAGTTAATTACCGATGTGTATAGATCAAGATGCCCACGGCCAAGCCCGGTAACAGGGTTAGATACAGGGGCAGAGACAGTGTGTACTGTAGTAGATTATTGACTGAAAAACCATACCAAGCACCCTTAGCTATGGGATCCAATCGCTCTCGAGTCTGAGAATCGGCCAGAGTCAGATACAGAACCTTGCCCGCTGTAACAGCGGGAAATCCCAAAGGATTCAGCTCCTGTCCACCAGATCGAAGAACCAATTCTGTAGTGGCAGTATCAGCAAAGGCAGCGGCTTCTGCTGTGTCCAAGCGTTTAGTTAGACTGCTACAGCTGGTCATGGCTAGAACGAGCAGGATCAGTAGCAGTAGTTTCATGATAAAATATTTACCGTATAAATTCATCTAGAGCGGGCAAAAAATAGGCCGCGCAAAATTTTTGCAAGTGTGAATCTATTTCGACGGTGGTTTTTACCAGAGTAGATAAGTATTATTGCAGTAATATTACACTGGGGAGGCATACTATGTATAAGCGTACCAAAAAAATGTGTCATTTGGAGAATCCACCAAACTGACCTGTGAGTAACAATTACTGTTGAATATCCATATACGGGACAGGCCCGCACTCTTAGCACTGATTCGTCAGTGCTTTTTTTACGGCTGTAACGGGAGACCTGTAGCAGGGTCTAGACTAGGATCTACCAGTGGACAAGAATGACCGTAACGTAGAACAAACTCTGAGTATATGGGCAGAGAGGACTCTATCCAAAAACGTGTGCGATTGAGATGTATTTCACTGCGTAGACCATGACGCTTGATGAATAGAAATACCGATTCTATACAGGGATCCTGAGTGAGTATATAGTGTTCTAGTAGCATATAAGGAAATTATACTAGAATACTGCAGAGAGGTCTATACAGCTGGTAAAAAAATTGCCGCGCAAATTAAAAGAGGCCTTGAGAACCGTACCCCTGGTGATTACATCTAACTGGGGTACTTTTTTT